GCTCCACCAGTCGAACTCTACTGGTACGAAACGTTTATGTTCCGGGCACGGTTATCAGCCGGCTGCGGGCCACGTCTCTTGCGACCATTCCCAAGTAAGATTTTGACCGTCTCAAACTCGAGTAGACCAGACTTTCCATAGACGCCTTCACCAAATGGAGAATAACCCTCGACGTCTGCGGGGTCTTTGCCTAAAATGGGCAGTGGATTCAGTCCACTTTCATCCCCCGCTCTAACGAAATCAACTAGACCACGATAGTCAGGATGCCGCTTACAATTTTCCAACTTCATTATTGTATTCAACGTCCAGTAGTCTTTGACACTCATTCCCAGCTTCTCCGCATCTATGCCGCGTTCTGCAAACAGAATACGACCTAGCATCCGATTTGTCGACATCACTGCCTGATAGCCATGCTTTTCCCTAAAGTGTCTTTGCAGATAAGAAGCCTCGTCAGGGCTCATTCCACTTTTATCGACATTAAGTACTAAACCAAAGCGTTGATATATATCTGACAGATCCGAAGGCTCACACAAATCATTCAGAAGGTAAAGTCCGTCATCGCCATTCTGGTACAAAGCAGTATAGCTAACTCGCAATTCCTTAAATGCGTACCTCGCCATCACCCTAAATCCAAGGATCTCGAGCATGTTAGTGAATCCCACTCCACTTGGGAGACCGTGAATCCCCTTGTAAATACCATCAGGTGTTAGGAGGTCACCCGCTGAATAGTAGTCATAGATAGATCTCAGGTACTGGGGATCTACCTCTACGAGTTGACCAAGCATCCACAGAGCTAACTGTTGCCATTTGGGCCCAAACGTGGCGTCAGCCTGACCCAGATCGAGGCTGAATTTGAAGCGCGCACGCGGCAGAGCACGTTTAAGCTGGCTTTCCAGTGCATCTATACCTAACAGATGTGAAAACTGTTCATTTCTGGACAGCTTAGCCAACAATGGCTGAAGTACACAAATCGAAGCGAAGGATTCCGCGTGGTCTGCTCCCCACACAGGTCTTTGCTTTGAATCCTTTCTTTCTGGACCTCCGGGTTGAACCCTTTTGAACATCATGAAAGGATACAAATTTGGATCTTTTCCTTCTAACAGAAGAGAGGCTCGTCTCAGATAGTGCCCTATCACCTTTTCCGTCCACGTACTCGTAAC